TCTGCTATTAGCTGAATTAATGGGTCCTTGAAATTATACGGATAAGAAAGGGTATCGATGTCGAATTTGTCGATTAATTTTTCATCAAGTAGTCTGCTTGCCAATTCGGTTTCAGGCTCGATTCTAACTCTTTTTATGTACCTTTCGCCGTGTTCAATCAAACCCAGCTTTCCGAGGAAATCTATGTTTTCTTTCACTTCGGTAACAGTTACTTCGGAATCAAACATCATAAAGCCTATATCAATTTTTAGACCAAGGTCTCTCAAAGTGTGAAGTGCCTCAGCATTGTCTTTAACGGTTGCATTCTTGCCGTATCGTGTTAATTGTGTTTTTGACCCGGACTCAATCCCAACAAAGACTTCCTTTAACCCTGCCTTTTTCAACTTCATCAGGGCAATCCTATTTTTAGTGACGGATTTCGCTGGAAGGTTAACGTAGAATGCGAGGTCATGTGCGATTCTACCTTTTGTTTTCGCATCAATTATAGCATCCGCAATTTCGATTGCTCGTTTTGGGTTGTTCCCAATAAAGTCTTCATCTGTAAAATAGGGGTATCTGCCTCCTGCTGAACTGATTTCTTCTAATTGCTCAATTATGTGTCTAACTGGAAATGGTCGCCATTTTGCGCATCCATATTTTGCTGTTATGCCGCAAAAAGTGCAACCACCCCATGAACATCCACGACTGCCCTCAAGTCTAACTAAACCTCTTTGCTTAATGACGGTACTCAGAAATTCTCGTGAAGGCTTAGGTAATTCTTCAAGACAAACTAGCTTTCTATTGGAGATTCTGATTTGACCGTCCATATTAAGGGCGATATTCGGAATCTGCCTAACGTGTAACGCTTTTTTGATTTTCGCTATATCATCGTTAGGATTGTCACATACTGTTTTAGCAATTCCGACGATTGCGTCTTCACCTTCGCCTAATACGCAGATTGCGTTTGGATACTTCAGAAGGAGTTGTTTGTAGGCGAAAGTCGCAACCAACCCACCCAAAACAAATAATGGTCTTGTATCGAAAGATTTTTCCGTCATCCTGCTAAGGAAGCCTTCGATCGTCTCTATAGAATTTATTTTAGTCGAAATCCCAATTATGTCGTACCCACAAAGTTCTTGATTTGTTTTCTGTTGTTCCGTGAGCTGTAGATAGGCGACATCAATTTTTGCGGTTGGAAAGAAGTGTTTTAAATTTGCTGACAATATTTCAATAGCTAAAGGCTCGTTCAACTCATTTCGGGCTGTTCCTACGTCAATCAACTTTATTTTAACTCTTTATTCCCCCTACGTTACGCCATTTTGGCAAGATATGATACTTACACAAATATGATTTAAATCTTTCTTATGTTACAAACAGGCAATAAATCATTTCAGCCGTATGAGTCACGTTTATATATCAACTTAGCACATTTGAATGCATGAGCGAAATTTCGTTTTCTTCTAATCAGGAAAGGGAGGCTGATTTTTTAGCCTGGCTAACAGAAGGTCACGTAATTTCTGAACCTCGAACCCAGTCGGGCGTCAAGGGCGGGTTTCGAGTAGTCTCCATTGAGGGGATAAAACAGTTAATAACCGATGCTTTTGAGAAACATGACGATAAGCAAATCAACAATTTGCTTGCCTTAGCCGCTCAATCGCAGCCATTAAGCAATGATTTAATTCGAAAAAGCATGAGGGTGGGAAGCGGAGAGTACCTCAAGTTATGGTACGTGAAGCTATTGGAAAAAACCTCATTCTCAGACGTTATAGTACGTATGCTAGTTCCAATTGCAAAGGATTATTTATCCACTTATATGAAAAATTATCAGCAGGAAATTGGAGAAGAGAACAACCGCCTCAAGCACCTATTCAAGTTACTTGAAAAATGGCCAAATATCAGCCCCGAGTCAAGAGAACGGGCTGTAGACATGAGACTTTCTGATTTTGAACTGGATAAAGAGTTGCTACCAGATTCTCCGCGGAATCTCGAAAAAATTAAAGATTCCGTTTCGAGGGTAATCCTGAATGAACTTGAAAACCAATTGTTCCCGCGACCTTTTGATCATAAAAACAGGGTTTTTGAAGAATTCAAACAAGAATGGGCAAATCAACTTTCCGAGAACCCGTTATATTCAATGACACTTGAGGCATCAATAGATGAGGTGAACTCAAACAGAGTAATCTTTACACCAAATGTTGTGCTTTCGAAGACTTTGACTGAAGATGACCAGGAGAGGCTGTTTGAAAAATATGGTGAAATGGATGTAGTTGATTTCATCAACAAGTTCAATCCCAAAGATACCGATAAGGGAGAGAAACGTTATTTAGGCTCCGCCGAAGAACTTCACGAAAAAATTATTTACCTTCAGATTTACTTACCATCTTGTTCCGCAAACGTTTTGGACTCAGATAATTTTGAAGCAAATGATATAACATCAGATGACACAATGAAAAAAATAAACCAAGATGCTATTAACCTCAGAGTTCTTATTGGCGATTTAGGCAAACGAGTTGATATTAATACTGACAATTTTTTTGTGAATGAACATAAATATCTTCGTGATTTGCCTTCTGACGAAGATTCTGAAATCCCCCTGGTCTTCGCAAGATCAGAAACACTCACTAATTTTCTAAAAATTGCTACACAGCTCGCTAAAGAAACCAAAGACTTTGTCTATATTGCTGAAATCAATTCATGTAGAAACCGGATACTTGATTATGTAAGAACTCAAAGCTTCGTTAGCAACTTAGTGGAGTCAAGCGTTAGACGACGTTCAGTCGTTTCTTTCTATGTGAACGAAGATGTTTGGCGTTTTCTTCCTTTAGCAATAAAGGGCAAGAACTGGATCAAAATAGCCGATGCATACCTTACAAGTAAATTGAAATAATTAAATCGCATCAATGACCATGCAGCTGCCTCTCTTTTTCCGTTTATAACTATTACTTTCTCGTAAGAAGTTAGGCTAAAAATTGCCGATTTAGTACAAACATTTCTCAACTGTTGACTATATGTTAATTCTTATAAGGTGTTTCTGTGATAGGGCTGTTTTGTGTAGGCAGCTCTGGGGAAAGCGGTAAGCTTTGTCCTCTCCCCAGGCCGCCGGGCTTGCCTTTTCCCCTTAGTTGACCACATTCAGGTCTGTTGTTGCTTTGAGTGAAGGTTTAGGAAAAAACAAGCCATTGCATGAACATATAGCATCAATTCTGCCTTTTCGGGTACTGGAAGCCGCCGAGGGCAAGCCATTGCGAATTGCTGGCGTTGCCATGACTGCAGGCATGTCCCGTAACCACAACGTTTACACTCCTGAAGAACTGCAGGCTTTTGCTCCTAAACTCACTGGGTCACCTCTCTATCTTGAGCATGTAACCGTTAACAACGCCATTGGAAAGGTCACTAACTGCACTTTTGACGCCCAAACCAAAAGTTTACTGTATGAAGCGGAGATTTACGACCAAACTATTGCTGAGAAAATCCGGAACGGCTTGATTCAGCATGTAAGTGTTGGAGCAGACTACGACACCCTTGATTCAGCAAATGTGCCGCATGGATTGCATAACGCGGAGATGTCGCTTGTTGCCGTGCCAGGTATTCCCGAAACTAACATCCAAGTTTTAGAGAGCCTTCGTAAGGGAGTGGGGGGTTTGGAAGAAAAAGACATTGAAAGTGTCGCTGAGAAACTCGCTTCCAAGATAAGCGAAAAAAATTCCATTGAAATTGAGAGCCTGAAAACAAAGCTTACGGAAGCAGAAGGAAAAATGGCGGCAACTGAGGGTAAACTTGCCCAAGCCAACAGCACAGTTGAGCAGCTAAAGCAGCTTTTACCAGGAGTGGACTTGCTAAAGAACCCGTCCAAACTAATGCCTGTTTCTGAAGCTGTCAAGATGGTTAAGGCAGCACTGCCTGCGCCTATGATTCAGCGTTCATGGGGACTTGGCCCTCAACGCATGTGTCAGGACCTGCAACGTGTCATCCAGAAACTTGAGACTATGGCGGGTGGCAAGTAAATGGCTGAGGGAAAACTGCACGAAGTCAATAATGCGGAAGCTGACGCCGTCATCGAATACGCAAGCAAAGCGATCCCTCATAACGAGATGCTTAGCCGTGTTATCCGTAACATGTACAAGCGGATTGTGCAGTTAGAAGCCCAAGTTAAGGACCTACAAGCGAAACCCAAAAAGGTTGCCGCTAAAGCTGGAGGTCCATAATTTATGCTCACTTTTGTGGGGCTATTAGCGCCAGGACGAACTGGTGTGAACGCAAAACAATGGAGATTGATTTATAATGACTGATTTAACTGGAAAATCTTGGATGTCTATAGGCGAAACTGACGACCCAAACGCACAAATCGAATCTTTTGAGGTTGCTGCTGCTGTCACTAAAGGCGACCCCGTGTATCTAAGCGCAGACCACAAGATTACTCCCGCGGCTGCCGCTCAAGACTGCTTAGGTATCGCTGTCAAATCTCAAGCGACAGTCGGTGGACAATGCCCAGTGCTGATTCGTGGGCGAGTCAAGGTGAAGGCAGGCGGAGTTATTAACCGTGGAAAAGCCGTTTATGGCGCCGATGCTACCAAACGCATTCTTGAATTGTCCGATGCCTCTCAGGCTGTGGACGAGGGCGGAGCTGCAAAATACACCATTGCAACCTACTTCAACCGCAAACTTGGCTATGCTTTAGAGACAACTGCTCAAGCTGACGACCTACTTTTCATTGAGGTGCGATAGTGAAGCCGAAACTTTACGAGTCATTAATGCAGAAAGATGCGGGATTCAAAGAAGTCATGGAAAAACTCAAGCTGAAAACCGACCATCCCTTCCTAAAGCGATATTCCGCTTTGGGTGTGAAGGAAGGCTTTTTCAGCGATATGGCAGGCGCTCTTGGCAGAATGCATGATACGATGGTTGATGCTGCTTGGCCTGAAATGATTGGCCGTAGCATAATCAACGTAATGCCAACCAACGAAGCGATGGAACGCTTTCCGCTGGATCCTGGAACAGTTGCTTACGAATACGCTGAAGGCGCGGTCACTCGATTAGCAGGCAAAAAAGTCTCGACTGTTGACATCAACGCAAACATCCTAGCGGAATCTTCAGATGAGTGGACAAGAGAATACCTTGAAGACGCATCTTGGAACGTAATGGACCGTGCAACCCAGAACATCGGCAACGCTTTAGGCGTCAAAGAAACCGAAAAGATTCTGGCGCTATACACTGCTGTTTCGGCGGCTGACTTAGCTACTGGCGCAGACCTTGCAGGCGGCGGTACTGTAATGAGTTGGACAAAACTGCTTAGCTTGTGGCATGCTGTTAAGTCTGAGAAGCGAAGAGCAACTGTTATCGCCCTAAACGATATGCAAGTTGCACAACTTCTCAACGATAGCACTTTCACAAACGCGCAGTCTTTACCATCCGCACAAACCGATCTGGAAGCCGGCGTTGTTAGTGGCGCTTTGGGCATGAAGATTGTTTCAAGCCCACTTGTCACCAACGGTGTTGCATTCGCCATCGATACACGTGTTGCCTCCGCGATGCTTCTGCGCCGAGACGTAACTGTCGAGGACTGGGAAGATGTTAAGAACGGCAAATACGGTGTCAGAGCCACAACCCGCTTTGGCCTGGGCGTCCTAGATTCCAAAGGCATTGCAAGAATGACAAACATCAAGACAACAATCACTTAAGCGGCGCATTTGCCCGTTTTTCTTCCCTTTTTTTGGGTTATCAAATCATTCGGGGTTTAACCATTGAGTAGCGTTTACAGAAAAATCCGTGAGGTCCTCTCCTATGTGCCTGTTTCAGGCGTAGCAAAGCCGAATGGTAGAGTGTTCTTTGACACTTCCTGCATTCCATTAGCAGACGTTATGAAGCTCTATGAGCGTGACCCAACCTGCAAGGCAAGTGTTGACCTTTTAGCCGCTTCCACAGTTGGAATGGGCTTCTATACTACTGTGGACGAAACCTATGATAAGGCCAAAGAAGCCAAAGCCGCTGTGGATAATTTCTGCGAAGAAATCAACTTGGACGGTTTGTTAAACGATATGGCTAAACCGCTAATTGGCTGCGGAAACGATTTTTGGCTCAAATTAACTCCTGACAAACTCACCGAGACAATGCGCATGCCCATTGACGCCGTGCAACGTATAGGGCTTAGCAGTGTGCCCGACCTAAAGCTTCCTTACAAAGTCATGGGTTATCAACTCAAGAGCATCTATCGCGGCAACGCCAATCAAGATGGCGAACTAAAGCCAGAAGCGGTTATTCACTGGCGCCTAGACGGCGATATTCCCTCTGGCTACGGCGTTGGATTGCTGCAGGTGCTTTTGCACACATTGACCGTTGATTCGGATAAGCGCCCGGCTGTTGCTTGGATGAAAGCCAAAATTGAACGTATAATGCCCAAGATTTTTGAGAAGTATGCGGGACCTGATGTTTTGGCAATGTTGGAGGGCGTCGATGAGGCAACGGTAAAGTCATTTGAGCAAGCCATCAAGAACCGTGATGAAGAAGGCGCTTGGCTATTCTACAACAAAAAAATCGATTTAAAGCCAGTCACGATTGACCCCCGAGCACAGGGCTTTGTTTACTACATCGACCACATCATTAATCAATTCTATCTGGGCTTGGAAACTCCTCTGCCACGGCTTTTCAGCACTCCAGGCTTTACCGAAGCATCGGCAAGAGCAGCGTTAGACTTGCAGGATATGCTCATAAAACCCGTCCAACGCTACATTAAACGCCAAGTAGAGCGGGAACTTTTCTTACCCATCATCACTCAAGCTGGGATTGACCCCATAAAGGCTAAGGTGCGCCTAAATTATGGCAGCCCCGAAACCCCCGAGATGAACTCTGCCGACCTCATTAAAGCTGCTGAAGCTGGACTAATTCGCCAAGAGGAATTCCGCAAGAACGCGGTTAAGTTTGGCTGGGAACTCTGGGACCTCAATTAATATCTATAAAAGATGAAAATGGTTTCGATGGTGCAGTCAATTAAACTTCGCAGGTATTACAATGGCCACAATTGAAGGGCAATTTTTGCCAGTCGTTCGCCTCGTTGAATTATCTCTTTTTCTGTCCATCGGTCAAGTTGTGCTATTTCCCTATTTAGACGTAAACCGCTGTCCTTGAAGCCTTTGGACATATCCCGTTTTTCGATAAACGGTCTGTTCGAATACTCGGCGTTATACCCTGTTAGCGTAAGGTTACCAAGCGAATGCAAGTATTTCTTGTAAGTTAATTCCCAATCTTCCCCTAATTCATTTTTCCAAGGATCACTCAGTGTTTGAGGCATTATATGTTCTATCTGAAGGTCTTCGAAATTCACTGTTTCTTTATTATCTTTAAGTTCTATGCGCATTAAGAGGTATCCAATTGTTTTGGTTCCATACAGTTCTTTTATTCTCAAGTGCTCGCTGAATTCTAAATCATCAGGCATTCGTCCGGCTTCTGTTTCTGTCGAAAGCACCTGTTTGAATGAGGTTATGATGTCTGTTTTATCGAGCTTCTGGTATACGGTTGGGAAGAATCTGTTTAAGAAGTTAGTTGGTACACCACAAACCGCTCTTCTGATTATATAACTTTCAAGAACGCTCAAAAAACCTACAAATTCATCTTTTGATATTTTTTTCATGAAAAGGTCGTTATATAGATTGAGAAGTAGTGGATAGCTTGTGGTAACGTCCAAGTAGTTCAAGGAGGCAAAATAAGCTCTAATTTCAGGGTCTTTTTCAGCTTCTGGATTTATAAATCGGTAGTAATACTCGGAGTATTTCGATAAATCCGTGGCATATTCGATAACTTGTTTTTCATCTTTGAAGTTGCCCTCAGAAAAGGCCTTAACCGAGGAGTAGACTTTATTGTAATTGGGTAGCTTCCCGTTGCGTGCTAAATAATGCCTCAAAAAATCGACAGCCGAACTGTTAAGTCTTTGCTGCATTGGAAGCCATATTGTGTCATATATCTCCTGTTGATTATTTGGACTAATTTTCATGAATAAATAATTTCTGACCAAATCCGCTTGAGTAAGAGGTTCCCCTTTTGCATTAAGACTTTCAAAAATGAGGTAGGGGTCATCATCCTTATCGAGACAAATATCAACTATTGAAAACTTGTTAAGGAGTGTATTTTTAATTTTTTTAATCTGATCTATATCTTGAATTTCAGCGTCAAGTTTGCCTTTAAAATAGTAGTAAGCTTTTGCTATTTTGTGTTCTTTATCAGTTAGCGTATCTGGCTTGTTAACAACCGTAGACAGAATCTCACGATCTGCTTGTGTTGGAATAACCTTGTTTTTATCAAGCGATAACTCCGCGTATTTGTTAGTAAGATATTGCTCAAAAATTGAATTTTTCAACTCTGATGATTTGTCAATATCTTCAGCTCTTTTTCTTAGAGCGGCTAGAAAAATCGTTGTGGTAACTAGCCTTTGTTGACCATCGATAACTATATATTTAGAAATACCTGAAGCCGATGAAGGTTCAGGCATGGTAACGAATGACCCAAAGAAGTGAGTTGTCTCCTTCTCTTCCATTGTATTTGTCAAGTCTGCCCATAGAGTTTCAAGATGTTTGTTATCCCAACTGTATGTTCTCTGAAATAGAGGAATGACAAAGCTTTTGCTACCCTCTAGGTACTTGAAAATTTGTGTATCATGCGCATCCATAAGGACACCAACCGCTGACTTACTTACACTACTAAAGCCTTATAGTTTTTGTCGTTTTTTACCCATTAACGACAAAAATTTAAACAGTATTACTTATTTTATTTTAAGAACCTATATTTCCTCTTTGGAAACTGATGCTACCTTTTTCTCAGTTAACTGGTTTTGGCTTATATGTTAAGTCTTTTATGCGGTTCATTCCGTAACCTCAGAATTGCTTGGAGGTTTAATGTCTGAGTGAATTTGCGTTACCCGCGTCAGGAAAAGAAACCTTCGGTTTGAATGGTCAAGTTAGCGAGCGCAAAAAGTTGCTTGCAGATAACGTTGCGACTACTGACGCGGAGCAGTTTAGCAGTTTTTTTGATATGCGCCTGTTTTCCAAAGCCGTTTTTCAAGCCATCAACTCGGGAAGCTATCCAGTTAAGTACTCGTTTTATGGCGCTATTGACCCTAGCATAAAGTGGGATCCTTTGCCGAACGGTCAAAATCAAGTTGTACCGGCTGGTGCTTCTCAGTTGCAAGCGCTTAGTGATTCTTATGCGTTTATCAAAGTTGGCTTTCAAAACAACGTGGCAGGCAGCGCAAGCGTCTTTCAGGTACTTGTGGAGGCCAAGAACCGTTGAGTATGAACATGATGGGCATGGATCAATCCAAATTTGGCGGCAACTTTACTAAACATGCGCGTCTTGCAAATGCTCAAGAAGTGGTAATTAGCAATTTTCAATCAGGTCACGGGTGGGTAAAAGAGACAACAAGCGGCACAATGACAGATGAAGCAACCGATTTTATTCGGGGAAATCAATGTCTAAAACTTGTTGGTCCTTCGGATGGGAACACACCACGCCTAAAATTAACTCTGGGTACACTTCTCGACATTACGGGCAAAGTTATCAAAATTATCTTGAAGGTTGATAACCCAGCGGCTCTCGTGAATTTACAGCTTGCCTGGTCGAGTGACGGTTTTGCTGCAAATTGGGTTCTTGTTAACTTCAAAGCGTTTGCGCCCAGCTTGCTCCCGGCTAATGAATGGTTCATCTTGACAGTTACGCCCAGCATGGTTACTGAAACTCAGGGTTCAACAAACTTGACCGCGATTAACGCTTTCAGGTTCTATATGAGAGCAAACAATGGCGTGTCAACTACTCTTTGGCTAGGCGGTTTAAGCTACCAATTAAATCCTGCCGAGGCAGCCTGCGTTCTAACATTCGACGACGGATTTGTTAGCCAATACACTGAAGCAAGAAAGAAAATGGACACCTACAATTTCCTAGGCGTCGCCTACATCATTAACGAGTACATTGATGTTAACCCATCATACATGACTTTGGCGCAACTGCTAGAATTGCAGAATTTTCACGGCTGGGATATTGGCGGTCACGCAAGCGGACCTTTCGATGCGTATGGCGATTTACAGTTGGAAGCCAAACTTGCAAGCATCAAAGAATACCTCTTAAGAAACGGCCTTGCGAAAGGCGCGGAGCATTTAGCGTATCCCAACGGCGTGCACAACCCCACAATCAGACACTTAACAAGCAAATACTTCACTGCCCGAACCGTAACCACTGCCTCAGAAGTTAATCCGCCATCCGATTACATGCGGCTTAAAGTGTTCATGGTTACTAACACGACAACAACCGGCGCGATCGCAAATGCCGTTACCAACGCCTTAAACAATAAGGAACTTTTGATTTTGGTATTCCACAAAATAGTTACAAGCCCAGCGGTTGAGACCGAATTTAGCATTGCAAACTTTTCCACAGTCATTGATAACATCAAGACTCAGGGCATCAAAGTTAAAACTTTAAGCGACATTTTCGGGTGACCAAAAAAGTGGCTTCTGTTGGTGTTGAGGACGTCCGAGATGTTATTAATGTTGGGGATTCGGATATTCCCGACGCCAAAATAGAGAAGATGATTCAACGTGCTGCTGTCACGGTTGGGCTTGAAACCTCAAAAACTATAGATGCCCAAAACTGTACGGAGGCACAAAAAGAAGCCATAACCATTTTAGCTGCTGTTTATGCGGTCTGTTTCTTATCTGGCGGTTCGGCTATAGGGTTAAACTTCACAGTAGGCGACCTTAACGTTACTCAATCATCGAAGGTGCCAAGCCTAGACGTGCTTCAAGCTGAATGTGCTCGCTTGATTGAAAAGCTAAAGACGCCCTACATTGGGAGGGCTTAGCCCATGGGTACTGTTCCTGACGCATATTTTCAGTTCATCATGCATTATGCGCCCTTCGTTTACGTGATACCGACTGCAATCGGCTCTGATGCTGCGGCTGGACAAAAAAACGTTACAGTTACAACGGGAGCCAATTTTGAATCAGGTTATCCGGTGCAGATTAGCGACGGCCTAAACAGTGAGTGGAACTTGGTTTCCTCGGTCGTGGGCAATGTCGTGACTATGCAAAACAATCTGCAACACACTTACCACGCGGCTGCTGGAAAAGTTGAAGGACCTGAACCTGCCTATGGGCGCGGCGTCATGTCTGCGTCTTTTGCTCTTGACTTCTTAGTCCAAGCCTATTCCGCTTCACAGTTTGCAGGCCAAAAAACTGCTATTCTCGCCAAAATCGTGGAGTTAGCCGATTGGATTCTAACCCAGCAATGCGTAAACGCGGCAAAGAAGGCTTACGGCGGCTTTGCAAGCGCTGAAGAAAGTACACAGTATTGGAGTATTGACGCAGGCCGTTGCATTCTCGCTCTACTTTCAGCTTACCAGGTCACAGGCGATTCTCGATATTTGGCTGCGGCTAAGCTTTGTGGTGGTACTTTCCTTAAAACTGTTCAAGACGAGCAAGTTTATGGCGGGTTTGCCAGGGCTGTTGCAATAGATGATAACTGGCTCTATGAGCTTGATACTGAATCCCTTTATTGCTTAATTGGTCTCAAACGGCTTATTGACGTTGACCCTTCAAATGCTGCCTTGTACCGGGGGATTGCCGATAAAGCAATTGCTTTTCTGCGCAGTGGGGTTGAGAATCTTTGGCTCTACTTTGAACCCGCAGATAGCCAATGGCATCGTGTTGGCTTAACTGAGAACGAAATTTACGATGATTCATTGGGCTTTGCGTTGCTTGGGCTGTACATTTACGAGGGATGGAGCGACACATGCAGAAACGTTTACAACAGCCTTCAAGGTATCAAAGCGCCTGCCGAGTTTCCAGCCTACAATCCTGCAATCTGTTGGCCTGGTTATATTGACGTTAAAAACCGTTCTCCTGCATGTGCCTATTATGATGATGTTACAAGCGGAATCCTTTGGCGAATCCGCGCCGCCCATGACAAACCAAGCCTGTACTTTAGCGTTCTAGTTGCCGAAAAATACCAAGCTGAGTTTATGAATTGGGGGCCTCTTTTTACGGATTATAGCCCGATTACGCCTGCCAAAGCAATGGCAAACGTCAGTTGGCTTGCTCAACTCTTCTTAAACTACGTGAACCCTGCCTCGCCTTTTGCCCGAATCTTGACAAGTAAAGGAGAAAACTTGACGCTTTATCCGCTAAAAGGCGCCGGTGCAAGTTCCAGTTACGGCAATGCTCTAACCGTTAAAGCTGTTGTTGCTGCAAGTACCGCAGAGGAGCTTATTTTCGAAGTCGGCTATACACAGCAAGACTACATTACCGTTTATGGGCTTGCTTCTCTTCGTATGCATGACAAGGTTAGGCGTGCAGGCGTTGATTATGAAGTGCAGACGGTGCAGCCTTTTCTTGTTAATGGCGATCCAGAGTTTTTCAAGTGTGCCTGTCGGAGGTTAATCAATGGCTAACATTGAAGACCCCAGCATTACCCTCGCCCGGCTCTTGAACACCTATCTGCGGGTAATTACTGATAGCGGCGGGCTTGCCAAAGTTTTTGTTAACCAGGAATGGTTCAACAATGAATTATCCAAAGCTTACGATGGGCAAGTTACCGTTGGGTTAAAAGAAAGTGTCGATCGGAAAGTCAATATGAGCGGCAGTATTCGACAGAAGGTTTACTTGCATCGAGTAAACGTTTGGGTTCAAGACAAACCCGAACAGACTACCCGACCAATGCGAGGCAAAATCTGTCTTGACCTTAACCGCGTCATCCATGAAAAACGCTACCATCCCAACGATACATTATATTATTTTATTGGGGTTGGGCAGCCAACAGAAACACACAAGGCGTATCATGCAGCATCAGCCTCAGAGTTAGCGCCTTCCGTTGCGGGTTGGACTGAGCTTTTAGACTTGGAGTATCAAAAAATTTGGTACTCTGACGACAACTATTTCGTTAAATCTGTGAGCGTTGCTTCGCAGCGGGCACTTATGCTTTTCCGCTTCAAAATTAGCTCTGAAAAAGCAGTGGCTAAACAAGCTGTTCTCAGTTTTGAGGGCTACGGAACCGCTCCCGGAGGCAACGGCGTAACAATCAAAGCTTGGAACTTTACCGCAGCCGCTTGGCAAAACTCCGTTTCGGGAACAAGCGGAGCCGACGAAACCTTAAGCCTAACATTGGCGACGCCTCAAGATTTCCTCGATTCAGACGGCTATGTGTACATGCTTGCAGAAACAACAAACGCCAGCAACGGGGCAACGGCTGCCGTTTTGAACTGCGATTACATACAGTGCGTTTGCACGGTCGAGGGCATAACTCATGTTGACATTGCTTCCTTCCGCGATATGGATACAGTGACCGTTAAGCCATTCATTTGGCGTACTGAGTTCACTGTAAAATCATGGTTGCTTGAGAATATTCAAACAACATAGGAAAGGTGAGAAAAAATGGACGTACCCGAATTTAATAAAAAAATTCAAGAAACTTTTGTTGTAGTGGCAACTTGGCCTGAATGGTTACAAGCAATCGTTTTGGAAGACATCTTAGCAGCCGTTGAAAATAGAGTTCGCACCATGGACCTGATTCAACAACACAGCCTAGTAACTAAAAAAGACTAATGGAAAAAAGGATTGAAAAAACATGGTTGAAACCTATAGCATCGACCAAACGCATCTCTTCTATATCGAAGAGGCAACACCCGGAACAACACCAAGTAACCCAGCAATGCTTAGCGTGCCAATTGAAGACATTAACCCCGGCTTTGACCCGGGCAACTTGCTATTAAGGGCTGCTGGAAGCTCTGATTTAATGGCTATCAAAAAAGGGCTATGGAAGCCAGAATTAAACTTTAAGTACATTCTACCATCATCTTCGCCCATCAACTTTCTGCAATACGCAAACAAGACCCTTGATAAAGCGCTGAGCATGCAAGTAATTTACCACAAAAGCATTTTCAGCACAGCAACCGACATCTTAAGCTTAATTTACACTTACATGCGGGTAAACCGTGTTACCGTCTCCTGCGAAATTGACGATGTTGTGAGAGTTCAAGTTAATGCGCTTGGGCAGGGCTTAACCACTGGCGCAGCAAAAATCAGCGGTGCAACCTATACCGATTACACTGGCGCAGTAGCATTTAACGAAACAGACCTACAAATTGATACAGTCGCAAACTCAAGAGTCGTGGGCTGGCGTTTTGACATCAACAATAACGCAAGGCAAGTTCCAGTTTTACGGGCAACAAACGGGCATCTTGCAAAATACGTTCCCTTTGGCAGCCGCAGCTTATCCGGTGAAGTACGCTTTGAATTTGAATCAAAACAAGAACTAGATGATGCCATAGCAGACACCGAAAGAACCCTTAGATTTGGGTTAGGCGGAACAAATTACGCTGAATTTACCGGGTGCAAATGGTCCTCAATTCAAACTGAAAAACTTCTGGAAGACTTAATCAGCGTAAGAGCCGCTTTTGACGCTAAATCAATGACTATAGCGGCAAGCTAAGCAGAGTTGGATCCTATGAGAGAAGAAAAATTAGAAATTGGCAACGAGTACGGCGAAGAGTTCAAAGGAACCTACACTTTCAAAGAAATGTTCTGGGCTAAAAAGAACCGCATCATCCAAAAACACACCCAATATAGCGGCGTCACTGGCGAAGTTGTAAAAAGCGATTACATAGCCATCCAAGCCGAATCAATCATGGGCAGCCTTCACGGTCAACCCGCAAACAAACCTATCTCTCTTGAACGCTTGCTCAGTGAAACCGAAGGCATCCCGGGTGAACTTGGCGAAAAGTTTGCTCGAATCGTTGAAAGCCTTAACAGCGTTGGCAAGGCAGATTTGCGTTTTTTATTAGCGCAATTAAGCGAAAAAGACCGCACCGAGCTATTACAGAGTTTAGGCTATGCAAAGAGTTCGGTTGGACACCCAACCAGCTTGCCAGACAACCCGCCAAAACAGTAACCGAATTTATTGTTATCTTAAAAGAAATTGACCGAGAAATTGAGGAAGAAAACAAAAAGGGAGCACCTAAGAAATAATGGAAGTTTCGCTTAATGTGTCTGGCTTTGAAGGCGTGAAGGAAGCGTTAAGTAGATTTGACGCCGCCATGATTGCCCAGGTACACGATAAACTTGTTGAATGGTGCGAAGCCGTTAGGACTTTAGCGCAGTCTGCCGCTCCCGTCCGCACTGGCTATCTAAGAGACCACATTTATGCTGAGGTTAACGATTGGATTGGCAATGTCGGTTCGGAAGCCGCCTATAGCGTTTTTGTTGAGCAAGGTACCCGTTACATGAAAGCGCAGCCTTTTCTTTTTCCAGCAATTCAGGCGCAACTGCCACAGCTTGAAGCGTTTCTAATTGAAGCAATTAATCAGGCAAAGGAGTCCACAGGGCTTTGAGCAGTCCATCATTAAGTGAAATATCCATTGCAGTACGTGCAGAAAATAAGGCTTCAAACACTTTTAGGCAAGTAGCTCTTGACGTTGCAAGCTTGGGCGCCGCGTTTGGCGTCTTAACAAATGACCAAGTAAAGTTTGTTTCAATCGCATTTACGGCTGTGCGTGTAGTGGAAAGCTTAGGCGCTATTCTGAAAGCCACATCGGTCGCGCATTACTTAGAAGCGGCTGCGTGTTGGGTAGCAAATACGGCAATGACCGCGTTAAACATTAGCTTTGCCACTTTCTTGGCCTTAACAGGCGTTGGCATAGCTGCAATAGTGACGGCAGCCGCAGTTATGGCAAGCTTTGCTTCAAGCATGAATAACGCCAGTGCATCAGTGCAGAACTTTAATTCGGCAGCCTCAGAAATGCCAACTTCATCAAGAAAAATAACCCGGTCAGGCGATAGCATAATTTATCAAACAAGAGCAGCAACAGACCAAAACGGCAGCGCTCAACCATACCCTGGGACGTTGCGTAATTCCGAGCCGCGAGCACCAAACATTAAGCATTCAACAACCTTAACCCATTCAACGCAGACTAGCAGACCAGGAACGCTAAAAGAACATAGCGATAATTTGCTGTTGTACCGTAAGGGCGTGGAAACGTGAGCGTCGCTGATCCAGCCTTCACAATCTATTTAGGACCTACGGCAGGCGCAATTTCTCAGTCTGACGTTAAAGAATGCCTCATACATTTAGGCGGCACCAAAGAAGTAAGCAGCTGGACTCTGAAACTCTACAATTTTAACGGCAAATATACCCAGAGTGGCGCTCAACCGATCGCTTTAGGGGAAGATGGCTATATTGACTTGGGTAGAGGCGGCACGGTTCCCAGACTTATAACAACTAGAACTGAAGGCATCCGCTATGAATCAACGCCACAAGAAAACTATATCATAATTTCGGGTAGGTGTTGGGGAGAAAAACTTTTCAGATACAAATTCACCGGCACTTTTCTAGCCTACAAAGGCGAAGCAATAATCATACGTTTGCTTGATTATTACGCAGGCTTGAGTCATAATCGTTCAGGCACTGAACTTGTGGAAACAACTGACACAACCTTTAACGAAATGGTAAATGATGACAGTGACGTTTTTGAGGTGATTCAAAAAGTTGCTGAGGCAAGCGATAAAGCAGGCGTCATCGGCTACGATTTCCGTGTGGCGCCTGATGGAAAATTTGAGTTTTTCCAAAGAGGCTCAAAAACTTGCAGTGTAAACTTAATTGACAAAATTGAAAATAGCAAAATCGAGCTAGACATTTTTAGGGTCAGAAATAAAGTAACCATTAAGGGCGCTCCATTAAGAAGCTCTCCCTATGATAAAGACGAAACAGTGGAAAGCTTAACGCCTGCAAGCGGCACTTGGTATTGTGTAGCAGGCGACAGCCAAAGCGTTGATGGCACAGTTCTTTTTGGCAATGCTTCCGGTAGCATCAAAAACAGTACAGGCGTCAACTATTTTGGAGCTGAACAGCTCGTTTTCAATACTCCAGTTGATTGTGATACTTACCCGATTCTGTTTCTTGCATTATTAAGAGGCTCAGCTTTGACTGGTCCTTTTCATATAGTAATTTTTGATAGCGGTGGGCATCAGGCCAGTAAAACAGTGGAAAATGTTGATTCGATTGCTTGGTCTGTCTTTAAGCTAAATGTTGGCTTAAAATATAATGATGAATGGGCAATTTCAGCAGGCATTACTTTTGACTGGAAACAGGTAACGGCGGTGCGTGTAATTGGTTATACTGATGCTTCACATACGGCAAGTTATTTCTGGATAGGTCAATGCTACTTTACAGGCGCCAGATACTATTCAAACCAACAAGACGCCGCCAGCCAAGCAATCTATGGACTACGAGAATTAGTCGATATTGACGAGGAACTTTATGGCGATGATGAATGTGAACTCAGGGCAAAAGCGCTTTTAGCCTACTATAAAGACCCTTCAACAAACCTTGAAGTTTCAAGCACAGTTCTGGATTACGGAAGCACTCCGCCCAACCATGGAGAAATGATACCAATCACTTTGCCAAATGAGGGCATATCAGCCGTAGATTTCCGCATCAACTGGGCAGAATACCACTATTTAGCAGACACCAACATTTTAGAAATAACCCTAAACTTGGGAAAAGAACCCCAATTACTGGCTGACTACGTGTATGCTTTGAAGGCTAAAACAAGCGCAAATACCCGTTACAAAATTTCAACACGCTAAACTTCCTAAAGTCTTAAAAATAAACAAGACAGATAACCATTTGGTGAGGAGAGCCTGTGAAGCAGTTTAGAGGACATCCTTTCCCTTTCCAGAGGATATGAAGTTGATGCTTTTTAGATTGACGGAGTAGGAACAGACTCACCATAATTTAGGGTAACCCAAGAAATGTTTTGGTAACATCGGTTATTATTACTTCATTATTACCATTTAATTGGTAAGCAAGAACCATTTTGTAACGATTTCCATTTGCATCAAAGAAGCGCAAATCATTATTTATGAAGTCAGTCCATAGCTGATTAATTGTTTTTCCTTCATCAAGGTTATTGCATATACCTGCAACTTCTATGGTTACCCATGTCTTATTATCAAAAGACGGGTTAACTTGTATCCATGAATGATCAACAATCCCTGTTTCGTAATAGCCAACTTTGATTACTCTAAATGGAATATCTTGAGCAACACAAAACGCTGCATAAACCCAAACATGCTCACCGCAAGCGCCCAGACCATTTTTCAAAACCTGGGTGACATTTTCATAGGGTGGTCTATCGTATGACCAGTTAATGTGTTTGCTTTCCCAAACTAATCCTTCTGTAAAATTCATCTTTCCTTCTGGAAGCCAGTTTTTTAATTCTTTTTGCGTTGCATTAGAATAAAGGTTCCGCAAGTTAGCTCCATCTTTTGCGATTTTATCCCAAACAAGTCTCTGGTTTTCTTTAGCAGAGTCTTTAATAATAAAAGAAATTGCAATGCCCATTATAGCTGTTAATATTAAGGCGGTTATCACTACAGCGATTATAACTGTAAGTATAACCTGTTTAGTTGGCATAATTATCATTTGGTAATATGTAGTTAAAAATTAATCCTTTTTTGCTCACTTTAACAATAGTCTCCACTGTCCTCCTTTGTCTTTGCAGCAAAGATGTTATAATCAAAAACAGTTATGTTGCTTTCTGGAGAGCATTAACATGGGAAAAACTGTTCCTACATACAGAATGGCGATTGAAGCTGAAATAGCAAACTGGAAAAGCTTCCGAGACGCATTAACAAGTGAAGAAGAAAAAGCTGCGTTTGACCAAGTTATGGATTTATGCCGAGTTCAAGCTATGGCTGGAAGCAGCGCCTGCAACCCTATTCTTTTCGAGCCAATGGTAATGAGTGTGCTTTTGGGTCAACAGAAAATGATTAGAACACTTCAAAGAAAAATCGACACCTTATTAGTAGCTAATTTACCGATAGAAAAAGATGAGTGACAATGGGGCAAGTTTCTGTTTTCCACCCGTTGCTATAGACGTTTCTGAGAATAACTTTGGCTAACGGGAAGTAGCACGAATTTAACATTATCAGCACTTAGTTTTTTATATCTGTACCCAGAAATAAGATGCATGCCCTCTTACATAGAACCGATAATTGTTAATGTCATCGCTTCTAGCAGGGTATCCTCTTTTATTGACGTTGAAGCATTAACAGAGAAGCTTGTTTGGGCAGAGTATAACCCAGAGGTTTTTCCCGGATTAATTCTAAAAAGACGAGGGAAACCTACTATGATCATGTTTGCAGGTGGCAAAATATCAAGCCATGGGGGAAAATCTGAGACGTCTGCAAAAGACTCGATTTTGAAAATGTTTAAGGAACTAAAAACTCTCAACTGCATTGACCAAAACGCCACTTTGGAAGAAATCAAGATCGTAAACATAGTAGCAACGGCTAGTTTGGGTTGCGATCTGGACCTTGAAAGTGTCGTTAAAAATGTAAATAATGTAATTTATGAACCCGAGCAATTTCCAGGCCTTATTTTTAGAGACCTCAATAACAAAGTTGTAAGCCTTATTTTTTCTAATGGTAAACTCAATTTAGTAGGTGCAAAAAGTAGTAAGAGTGTTAATGACTCGTTTAATAAAGTGAGACTAACCCTCAACAAATACTGTATTTAAGTGTCCGGAGAAAGATGTTGTTCGATCATTTGGATTTCTTGAGGTGCTAAGTTGAATGCTGAGTATATTACTTGGTCTATCTCCTTCATTATTTTGTTTATTTTTGTTTGCCTTAAATTGTCCAGCGGGCAATCCTCATCCTGTGTGATTGATAGAATTGAATCTACCTTTGAAACAATTCTGTCCTGGTCTTGTTTTGCTAATGTTTTATAGGGAAGGCGAAATAGTTGAGGGGTATTAATTGAAAAAAATCCTCCACCAATACGGACAGAAGGGTTTTGAATTGAAAAAATCCATTGATAGAATGAAGAATTGAGTAATGCCAAGAGAACCTTATAATTGTTCCTTACTTTCCCACAAGCCTTTATTCCATATACTCCAATGAATACTGAGCCCTCGGTATCCAAGACTGCTGTTATTCTGGTATCGTTACCTCTGATTAGAATTTTTGGCACAAAACGGAAGTCTTCCCATTTTGATCGAGCAATCATACCGGAAGTATTATCAAATCTTGGTGAGCCAATTGTTATGCCGGCGGTCCGAATAGGTTTTCCATAATCAATATTATACGGAGTTAAATTTGAACAATTAATAACTTTAAGGCTATTCTTCACAGATTTGTTTGTAATATATTTTGACCATGCGTGATAATCTTTGGCTCGCGGTGTTCCACAAAAAATTTGATCTGGATTTAATATAGATGATAATGGTAGAGTTTCCGAGTAGATCCGGTCTAAGACATTTTTGTATTTTGGATCAATAAGCTCAATGAGGTTTCGTGCTGCGCATTCTTCTTGAGATAGCTCCATCTCCTCAAAGTCATTATGTATGTTTTTAATGGTATTAGCAAACCGTGCCTTAATCTTATGTGTCATTGGAACCTTTTTAATAACTGATATCATGGGGTAAATGGCGGCATCAAAAACGTCATTAGCTCTCGAAATATCAAATAGCTGTAGTATAGAATTTTTGAATAATAGCTCTCTTAGTCTCTGACCGTATTCTCTAACAAGATATTTGTCAGGAGTAATGTACACTAAAACGCCTTGTTCCCTAAGTAACTCTAGACCTTTTTCAAAAAATAACACGTATATGTCATAGTCTTTGTAAGCTGAATAAAAGTTATCCTTCATTTCACCTTTTAAGGCTGACTCTTGTTTGTGTATCCGCACATATGGCGGGTTAGCAATTACAATATCAAATCCCGGTTTTTCTCTCTGAAAGACGTCTGCAAAATATAATTTCCAAAGGAAAAACGGTTTTACTCTATTTTCTTTGTATTGCTTTAGCCTATTCTTTGCATCTTCATTATTTGATTGATTGAGGCTTTCTTCTACCAAATCCCATTCAATACTTTCAACTTCTTTTCTTAATGTCGTTTTAACATTTTTTAAACAAGCAAAGAAGAACTCTTTTTGTAATTTTTTGAGTTCTGCAATTTTTCTCTGGGATTCCGCAACTTTTCGATTCATACTTTCGTCTAGTGTTAAGCTTCTCTTTGCTCCCTTTGATCTGCGAGCAATTTCGTCCCTTTTCCTTATTAACTGTTTTATTTGCTTGCCAACATCTATACTTGAATTAGAGCTTTTCCCGAGGGCAATCAATCCCCTCTCGGCCCTTAATTCGTTGATTTTATCATCCATTTGCTTGATTTCAAATGGATAACTTTCATTTCGTTGTTTCACTATATTTTCATCAAAGAGTTTAATGCCTTCAAAATTTTCAAGCAGGCTGTTTCCACACATAATTTTGAAATCGAGGTTTGGTAATGGCTGTATATTTCGCATATCTTGCTCATCCACAACCAAAGAAAGCCAAAATCTTAGTTTCGTTATTTCAACTGCAGAAGGTTCAATATCAACACCGTAAAGACAATTTTCGATAGTTTCTCTTTTTAAGGAATAACTTGTTCTTTTTTCTTGCTCAGAAAGGTCATAATAAACAGTGAGCAACGTTCTAGCTTTTACGATTTCATTCATCATACCAACTGGGAATGCCCCAGAACCCACTGCAGGATCGACAACCTTTATTTCCCTAAGTAGTCTGTCCAAGAGGCAATAGTTTTCCTTAATTGAAGAAGGAATAGAAATCTTGGTTGCGTCAGTCATTCCTTTTCTTATTGATTCTTCTGCCCTTATCGCATCAAATAGGGCTAAATCACTAACTTTAACGAATTTTTCAATATCCACTTTAGGGATAAACGTATTAGTACTCAAATATTCTGTTAATGCTTGTTGGCACATATAGTGCACAACTTCTCTAGGCGTGTAAAATTCACCCTTAGATTTTCTATCAGTTACTTCTAGTAAATTCTCGAATACTTTACCTAACATTTCAGGGTCTACTGCAACCTCTTTGTCAAGAGGTTCGTCTTCTTTTACAGTAAAGTTAAACGTATCGAAGATTGAAAATATGTTCTCAAAGATTTCGTTGTCTAATGTAATGTCAAGTCCAGTCCAGTTATAGTTATTTAATGCTTCGAATAAACCCCCATTTAAGAAGGGAATCTTACACCTAAAATACGTAGAATAATCATTATCCCTAGGAATTGCTAACGCTTCATAAAACAATGGTTCAAGTATATCGTTAAAGAAGTTACCGTAAGGAATAATCTCTTTTTTGTACAACTTTTTAAGGAAATTCTTAGGGCCACTTCCCCAAGGTTTGAACTCTCCGGATTCATCTTTCTCAACTCCTAACCATCCTTTCTTTTGAAGGAAATAAATGAATACTATTTGGCCAAGCAGGCGTTTAGTAAATTCAACAGTTGAAATGTTTTTATTTTCAAACTCTACCTTCATGTGCTTATTGGTTTTTATTTTATCTTCTAATGCCTCGTTCAGTATTAAATAAAGTTCATAATATTTTTCAAAGAATATTTTTGTAACTTTTTCAACACTGAAAGCGTTCTCAATCGCATCTATGGAAGGCAATTCATCTCTAGTTAATAATTCAAGGAACTGCTGTTTGCATGTATGATTAGGCTCATTTTTACCGACAAGATAAGAGTATCTCTTAACAGGTGTTAGTTCTGTTTCAACTTTTAGCTTTCCTGCCTCGTCTTTACTAATGTTATACTCTAATTTTACAAAAGAAAAACGCCAATCCTCATGATCATCATCACCGTAAAAAGCAACAAGCGCAGCATCTTTGCTATAATTTGTCAAGTATTTTGCGATAAAGTTTCTTTGCATGGTTCTTGCCCTATCTCTGGAAGAAGTCCGTTTCAGTTTAACACCTAGAACATCAATTGTTTTTTTCGACATATCCGTGTAACTTCCAAGAGAATAGGCAGACTGGACATAATCGTAGTATTCGCTCGAAATGGGGAATGTTCGCTGTTGAAGTGTAAAATCATTTAATAGTTCCATCGCAAACTTTGCCAATCGCTGATGATCATAGTCCCCACCAAATGTTCCATCTAAGATTTTTATAGCGCTTGCTTTATCCATTATTTATCAGATACTCCGATAGTATAACTTCTTTTGGACCTGAGATGTCAGCTCCGCTTGTAAAGGAATTCACCTGAAATAGACTGGAGGGAATCTGGCTTTTTATTTTTGCAAGAATTTTGAGAGCGGTCGTTTCTTTTTCCACCTCTTCAACTACTCTCTTTATGGTAGCTTTGGCGATGGCGCCATCTCTTACTAAATTTAAAACTTTTTGCAAGTATTCTTCGTCGTCATCGATAAACTCCTTGGAGTTTATCACAGCTTTAATTATTTTGAAAAGCTTTGACTCCTGGCTTCTGCCTCCAGTCAACTTTGGTTGATCGTCTTCAACGGTAAAGACATCATCAAATTCTCGTTTATTGACTTCTAGAAGGCTATAATAATCGGGCGGTATAGTCTCAGACTGGATAGCCAAAGGAGTGTCGAGAATTTGCGCTGCTTTTTCCAAGTCAAGCTCTTGAACTTCACTTCCATCGGTGAGAAATACCTTTCTTAACTTACCCTTTCTAAAAAATGTTAGGAGGGACCTGGTTTTAACTTCCCTTGCCTTTGCAGCTCTTGCTTTTCTTGGTAACCGTTTAATTTTCTCAAAGAGATTGGGATCAGTGTCTCTAATTTGTCTTAGAAAAGTCAGATACTTTAATTCAGAATCGTCTTCTTTATCTTCGCCAGTTATAGTAATCTTTGAAGACAATCTAACAAAGAGATCGTGTGATTTGATTTCTTCATCCGTTAAAAGCCTAGCATCATTGCCTAGCATTTCGATGAATGCTTGTATCTTTGCTTCTGCTGCTTCCTTCAGACTAATCTCTTCGTTAATTGGACCTGCTGGAAAGAAGTTATAAGTATAAATCATATCAAAAGGTGAGTTTTTGCTTACCCTATTTACTCGCCCAACCCTCTGCATCATACGCACTGGATTCCATGGAATGTCATAATTGATAACTACATTCGAACGGTGTAAGTTAACTCCTTCAGAGAGAATGTCAGTAGAGATTAAAATTCTAACATCGTCTTTTTGCTTGTGTTTGTTATAGGTCGCATCATAGTTTTCAATTACGATCTGCCTATCAAGCTCTGTGGAGTCACTCGAAAAAACCATGACGCTTTTTCCATATTTTTTACCTAGTTTGTCCATAAGATAATTTGCAGTTTCCTTTGATTCTGTAAAAATTAATAACTTGCTATCGTTAAGCACCTTTTCCTTTGAGAGTTGCTCAAGGAATACATTTAATTTTGGATCGTCTTTTACCTCGTCCCACATTTTCTTAATTTTGTTTAAGAGAAGATAATCGTTTTTAAGATCCTTGATAAATTTCGGAATGAATTCATCAGACTTATATTGAAACGCTTGTTCATTTTCAACTAATTGTTTAACCGACTCTTCGTCATCATCATCGATAAGCTCGAAAATTTTGTTAATGTGTTTTTTGCTTACAAAGACTCTGCCCTTGCTATACTCCTCAATAAATCGCCTGTAAGAATAAAGGAACCTATCGACTGATTGGCTAAAAGCATAAAAACTGCTCTCAAGACGTTTTAGCAGCAATATTTTCATGAATTTACCCATGTTTATTTGAGAAAGTTCTTCTGGTTGGGTAACGCCTTTTTTAAGGTATAGAAGAGGCATATACCTGGAATATTTGAATTCCTTAATGATTAACTCAAGGGTTTTATTGAATATCTTATCAGTTTTGTCAGTGAATTGATATATTACTGGTTCTGGGTTAGCAATCTCAGGAAATCGAAGGCCCTGTTTCTTTAGGTCAAGCCCATAATAGGTAATAATGCTATTTCTAGTCCGTCTAACCATTAAGTGCCTTAAGACATTGTTTCTGATTTCTTCAGCATTCTCTTTAACAATTTTAAGGTATTCCTCTTTATCCTTCTGTCGGTCCAAGTTTTTCAAGCGATTTTGCAATTTTTTGAAATATCTTTCCAAGTCTCGGACTTTAGGATTGGGGAGAGTGGATTTATGTGCACTTTGAAAAAGTTTAATCTGGCTGAGAATATCCATTGGTGTATTATTTAAGGGGGTCGCAGTTACCAGAATGACTCGTTTTCCTCTACAAATTTCAAAAAGCTTTTCATACATTTGTGTTGATTCTGTTCTGAATCGATGCGCTTCGTCAATTATTACATTCTTGAACTTTTCTGTTCCTCTTTCGACGATTTTGTCAAGCATGCCAATTGATTCAAACTCCGCTTGTCTAACACCAAATTCAAAAAAGATGTTTCGCCAGGAGCCGGGGTTTTCTTTAGAAATAAGAAAGGGCGGGGCAATGACAAGAGTACCTCCATCTAATTGCTGAGCCAACATTGCAGTGATATAGGTTTTCCCTAATCCAACTACGTCAGAGATAAAAACCCCGCCGTATTCATCTAATTTTATTTTTGCATCTTTTACAGCGTCTTCTTGGTATTGTAAGTCCATGAAGTTATCGGGGTAATAAGTTTTGAAAAGTTCTGTCTTATCTATGTTGATTTTTTCTTTCAAGTATTCATAGAGAAACTTCAGATAAAGCTCATATGGACTTATTTCATCATTAAGCCAGGTTTTTCGCTTAATTGTGTCAACATATTTCTGTGAAACATCTACTGAATTGTCCCAAAGTTCATTAAACTTTTTAAGCGCATATTCGTAATCAGATCGGTCTTTTAGTTCAACGTTAAATTCAATATTTTCTTTAAGTCCTGATATTGTAAAGTTGCTCGAACCAGTAATTATCCTGCCTTTGTCTATTGCATCATCGTTAAATGTCATAATGTATAACTTAGCATGGATGTTTTGCTCTGGATAGGCGCGTATTTCCATTTTACGGCTTTTTATCCAAGAAATGAACTTTTGTACGCCCTTTTCTACTTCAATAGAGTCCTTTGAACCATCCATTTCGCCAATAACGTTTGTACAAAAGTTTTCGGTTACATCTTTGTGGGTTATATATTCATCAAGGTTAGCCTGCTGAATCAAGTCAAAGGTTTTTTGATTAGTACTTATTCCAACTAAAACACGAATCTTCTCTGTTTTCTCCAAAGAATCGCAAATAGCATAAAAACCACTACTATAAAAATAACCCACTAAACAGTCAAAATATCTAGTATGTTGTATTAATTTTGCAAAGCGATCTTGAAGACTTTGATTTTCCTGATTTGTAATAAATGTTAAATCGTCTGTCATTGAAGCGTTAGCCAACTATGAGATAAGACCATATGTCAAGGGTTAGTTCATAAGATTTGTGGTTTTTCACTATCAATAACCTTGTTTAAAGCAGCTTAACCTTTAGTCATTTTTGGAATAGAAAAACTCAGTTTTCCACTTCTATAATAGAGCATTGTATTTTTGCTACAATTAACGCACTTAAAGGATTTAACATGAAAAGTGTTTCCATGATAATCCCATTCCTTGGTTGGTTCCATTGGTAATTCTGAATGGCATCGGGGGCATTTCAATGTATTCACTATATTTTTTTATGGAAAGGTGTTCCTAATAAGCGTTAGTAACATAGGCAACAAACGGCTAAAATATAGAGTTCAAGATTTATGTGCAGTCCACAAATTATTAAAGTAAGTAAACAGTGACAAAGTCGTTATAGTGGCCTCCATTGTTGTTGTTTTAACTGTTCCGTTTGACTTTGTCAAAGAAGCGCTTATAGTAACGGTGCTGATTAACTTTTTAGCAGCCGCTTTATATTTTAAATTCGCTGGGTGACGTTTCTTTTTGAGGGTTTTGTGCCTTTACAAACAAGTCCTCGATAACGTCGTTGAAGATTTGAGCTTTGCCCACCTTAGCCATCCGTTCGCCATGTTACAGCTTAAATTACCATTCTTTTTTTGAAATCCTCTCGTCACGAAAAATCGCCCAAATATAATCAGATCCTTTTACAAGTTTCGAGATAACGCTTTGACTTTTAATTGGGACATACTCATAGGCTTTGGCAAAATCCGCTTTCAAAATTTTAATTTTAGTTCCAATTGGAAACAAATCGGTGCCACTTATTTCATAGGTGAAAGGTAAATTAGTGATTGTTTTGAATTCCTCGTTTTCACATGCTACTATTCTTTTCCAAATTTCTGCAAACGAAGGCTTTAGCATACTCTCACCTGATTATTTGCACCCGATTCTAATCACGTAGGTTTATCCCTTCGCTGTTCTCCTAATTAAAGCTAAAGTATTTGGAAAAGGCTGCATTCGTTGGGTTTCTTACAATTCTAATCCAGTAAATCTTGGCGCTCTTTTTGTCAAGTTTTCAGGCCTTCTTTCTCACACTTCTAAACAACATGCGAGAAAGCAATATTTTCAATTATTTGCAGATGCTTGCAAGATTGGTGAAAAGTGTAAGCTGGACAAGAACATCTTTTTCCTATAGAATCGACTTCATAAAATTTGCCTGGTTGAGTGAAGCTCTCGACTTCATATAGACCTGCTACGGTGTCGCTAATTTTTATTGTGGGGGCGAAAATGGGTTTGCCAGCTAAGTAGTGATCAACTAAGTGCCATTCCTTTTTATCATCTCGACAGTAGAGTTCCACTTCAGGAACCCATGCTTGGGTTTTAAGAGAGTTTAGTTTTAGGGGGATGCTTCTTACATCTTCCCCGTTCAAGCGTATCGTAAAGGAACGTAATATCGTATGGCTTTGGGCATCCCGCAACTCCAGTCGGACTGGGGTAGGCTTGGGAAAACAATAGTTTACATCAACTGAAAGGGCAAACTCGCCATTTGGCAACATTACATCTGGGAACTCAACGTTATCAAGCTTCAAAAAAGGTGCCCTATGCTCAGGCAACTTGACTATGAAACTTTGAGTATAACTGTCAATAACCGATTTATCTAACTCACGAAACTGCTTTAATATCCCCAGGTTCAGATCAATCAATGTTTTGCCATCTGTGAAGGATAGCGACCGGTGAGTTCTGCTAACAACTTGTTTTTTTGCCAAATCAGAAATAATTCGCGACAAAGCGGTTTTTGAAAAGTTTAGTCCACTCTTTTCTAAAGCGTTACCCAACATTCGGTAAGTCAATTGCTTCAACTTTTTTCTATTATCAAATAATCTATCCAAGGCTGTTGCAATCACAATTAAACCGCCTGTAGCTTTGAATTTACTATCGCTGATTATCTTATCAAAGACTATGTTTGCAACCAAATGTGTGACCTGTGTTAAGTGTTTGCAGTGTGCGCCTCGAACGGTGTGGTGAGGGCATGAACAGTAATCATCAAATGGCCGCACTTCATAGAACTCCTCGCCTGGACAAGTAAGGCTTTCCAGTTTCCATGAAGCGTTCCCTAAATATTCTATTCGAGGTTTGTACACCCATTTGCCCGTATCTTGCTTAATGTAATGAATACCGCACTCGCACGCAAATTCATCGCTTTCAGAGGAAGGCAAAACCTCATTATTGCAACTCGGGCAAGATAACCTATCTCCAAAACCAAAATTTGAGACTATTAATTCAAAAGGCGGGCAACCACGAAAATAACCGTCACACGTCCTTAAATCTCCAAGCTCAACAGCCGCTTTAAGGTATTCTGTAAGAGTTTGAGAGTTTTGCCCAGTTATTTCGCGTATCTTATTTTTGCTGAGGAAAACGGTTCTTTTATCAATTTTCTCCAAATCTCGAAGAAAATGTCTATACGATTCTATGTAAATACCGTGTTTTTCTAATATTGCCTTTCTAGTTATCGATTGCTTCATTTCTCTAAATTTACAAAGTGTTACGCCCCTTTATAAACTCTTTATATATGATTTTAACCTGCAAAGCAAATTTGCCACAAATCCCATGTCTACAATGTGAATTCCCATGAAAAAAGAAAAATGGGTTGTCTTTAGAGAGGAAACAAAACTCGTCAGCCTCATAGACGGCATAGCAGAAAGAAGAGGCATCGATAGAAGCGATTTCATACGCGAAGCCGTGCGAAAACAACTAACTGAATTAGGCGTTTTCCCAGAACCAGTAAACACTGCTATAGAAAGCAGCGACCGAGGAATAAACTATGGACAAGCAAGTTGAATTTTTGGTCAAACTAAGGGATTCCTGCCTAATGCTTGCCGACGCTACCAACGAATACATAGACTCACTCGCTCCATCCGAAGTTAAAGCGGAGAAAAAACAGGCAGCTGCAGTCTTGGAGTTGAACTTTACTTTTCTAAAGTTTGACGCTCAACAGGGCGCTAAACTTGGCGAATACGAAATTGCCCACAAGCAAAATAATCTGCCGGATAAGTGGCAAAGCGCCTACAACATCCTAAGAAACAGCAACGCAACCATCAAAGACCGCTACTACGGCGAAGACTACCAATACAGCTACTGGCTCTACGGAGAAGACAAAATCTACCGCCAAAAACTCAAACCCAAAACCTAAGGAGAACAAAGCTAACATGGTTGATTTTGACGAAATCGAAGAGTGCCCTGAAGGTTACAATGAAGTTTTAGCCCAATGCACAGTTCTTGCTGCCAATCTGCTAAAAATGCTAATCGACAATTCCGCTACCAATCGAACAGAAACTTGCCGTTAAGGAGCCAAAGCCGATGGTTCAGAGGGGAAAGGGCAAGAAATGTGGGGATTGTGCTAACTGGAAAGTAAAAGGTAGCCCATGCACCTATTACGACGACATACTCACGGGTATGGTAAAAAAGACTGATCCTGCATGCGAAGACTTCTACCCTAAGGGAAAAGAAAAACCTAAAATTCATAAAACAAGCGGTTACGCAGAGCAAGGATTCTACGAAGCAATCTACGCAAACGGAAAACCAGCCTTCCTCACCATAAAAAATGGCACATTCGTGGTGTACAAAGAAGTTACCGTTGAAGATGAAATCTTTTTACCTAAAGAATACCCAGACGAGTTCCCCTATGAACCCTACAGTTACTATGAAGGCAACCTCCCCACCCATGAGGAGTTATACTGGAAAATTAGAGAAGAATTCGCCCTCTTCCTTGATTTAGAACCCACATGGAAAGATTACCTCGCCGCCTGTGTCCTATTAAGCTATCAACAGGAAAAAATGCGAACAGTCCCCTACATCTACTTTGTCGGGGATAATGAGAGCGGCAAAACCGTCGCGTTAAACCTGCTCAACTGGCTAAGCTACCGCCCAATGCTAGGCGTCACCATCCCCTCAGCCGACGTCTACGGCTACCTAGACGATTCAGACACACCCGGAACCATCCTCGAAGACGAAGCACAAGGACTCTACAAGGACCTCGATAAAGCCAAAATCTACAAGGCAGGCTACAAAAAAGGCGCCGTAGTGCCCCGAACAATGCTCACACAAAACAAGCGCTTCATCAAATACTTCCGAGTTTTCTGCTTCAAAGCCTGCGCTGCCGAGGAAATGCCCCACGTCAAAGGCCTACTGGAACGCTTCATATTCATCCCCATGACCGAAGGCTACCCAACAAAAGACTGGGCAGACCTAAACAAAGACGACGAGCAGCGACTCAGAGAACTAAGAAATATTCTGCTAAAATGGCGCCTATCAACCATAGAAACAGAACTTCCAGAAATCGAACTACCAGTAAAAGGACGCCTCAAAGAACTATGGAAACCAGTCATCCAAGTTACATCCGGCTTAACCATCGAAAAAAACCTCAGAACACAACTTGAGCAACTGCAAAAAGACCGACTCAGCGAAAAAACCAACACCCTAGAAGGCCACCTCGTTAAGGTAGTTTGCGAACTATACAACCCAGAAACCCCACTTGCCGCCTCAGACATTTGGGATGGACTGGTTAAAGATTTAGAAGGCAAAATAGACGACAAGAAACCAAACAAGATGGATACCCCCGAGTTTGGAGAAGTAACCAAGCAAAAAATCGGCTACAGGCTCCGAGAAGTGCTAAACGGCAAAAAAACCAAAGCACGACTGCAGGATGGTCCAGCATGGGTTTACAGTTTTGATAAAGAAAAACTCAAGCGCATCGCCAAGAAATACGGCTGCCAACTTGTTCCAAAGTTCCAAACGTTCCAAACCCCCACCACAACCACCAGTCTAAAACCCGAAAACAAAGGCGAAGAAAAAAGCGTGAATGAGCAAAACAAGCCCGTTTCAGAGCCACAAAAAACCATACAAACAGTGGAGGTTCCTTCTAAGGTTGTGCAACTTGGGAACACTGGAACATGCACCTTAGACGAGTTGGCTTTGAAAACTAAGAGTGTATGCCGCTTAACAATGGATTTTGGGATAGAAACATGCGTATGCTGCGGTGTCAAAGGGCGGCCTGACTGGCAAGTCAACGAATTTGACGATTCATGGGGCTTCCTATGCGGTCCCTGTGGAGTCAAACTTTCAGAGAGGTTAAGCAACAATGAGTAAAAACGCCGTCTCGCGAGGGCTGATATTTGTTCGGTATGTTGACCATGTTCTCTACAACCGAGCTTCAGCTCTGGCTATGCAGCCGCAGGTTCGAGAGGCAATCGGATGGCTCATCTACGAATGCGACAGTTACATCACACTTTGCTGGGACAGAGACGCTGGACCGCATACCCTTCACGGTGGCGACCCGAAAGCCTCTGGTTTGGTCTTGTTAAAATCAGACATAACAGCGCTGGAAAGACTAAACGTAACAGCAAAGATTTCATATGGAACCGTTGAAAGGGTCTTAAATTCTCAACAGCCCATAGTTAAGGATGAGTATGCGTTCCGACCAGCGGAGCGAAAAACTCACGGAGCAAATACTCCGAAAAGAAATACTGGAGACAATACAGCATGACTATAGCGAAAGCCAGCTTAGCCTCCCCTATTATCAAAAAACGCCAACTCTCCATCGAAGACCTACAAAGCCTAAATCTGCCATTAACAATCAAAGACAACACAGTAACAATAGAAAAAAGCCTAATCGGCTACCGACTCAAACAACCCGTAATTATAGAGCTAAACAAAATCTTAGACGCCAAAGAAAAAGGCATCGTCAACTATGTAATCAGCTCACTCATAAACGAACGCTCACAACTAATACCATACGTCTTTAACAACGAAAGCCTGCTCAAAATGGCGCGACATTTCCTTCGCCACTATTCAGGCTCACTAAAAAGCTGCTTAACCTACACTGCAAACATGCACAAATACGCAACATGGCTCGGCTACAGCCCAGACCTCATAATACAAGACATCAAACCAGTCGGCGCAATACCTGACCCAGAAAGAGTCCAAAACCACTGCGGATACCTAAACGATTACTTAGCCGAACTCCAAGACGACGGATTAAAACCCGGCGCAGTCAACAACTGCATAAAAGCCGTCAAAACCTTCTACCGCGTAAACGGCGCAAAAGTCGAACTCTCAGAACCCTTAAGCCGAAGAGTAACCTACAAAGACCGAGCACCAAAACCCGAAGAACTAAACGCAGTCTTAGAACTAGCCGATGTACGCGAAAAATTCATTGTATCAGCATTTGCATTAGGCGGCTTTAGAGAAGAATGCTTCTCAAAACTACAATATCGCCACGTCAAAGACGACTTAGAAAACAATCAAGTACCAATACATGTGCACATAGAAGCGGAAATCACTAAAGGAAAATACCACGACTACGACACCTTCTTAGGAGCAGAAGCAGCACAATACCTAAAATTATACATTGAACAACGCAAAAAAGGACACGGCAGCATCCCACCTGAAACCATAACAGACAATTCACCACTAATACGAGACAGCAAAAGAGCAGAAACCCCAAAAGGCGTTAGACCAAAAACCCTGCGAAAACTCGTCCATGAACTATACAAACAAGCAGGCCTACTACGAAAACAAAACGGGCGAATGTATGACCTACGAGTCCACAGCCTAAGAAAATACTTCAAAACACAACTAACAGCCTTAGGCGTCCAGCAAGACTACGTCGAATACATGATGGGACACACAATCGGCACCTATGACGACGTACAAAGCTTAGGAATCGACACGCTACGCAATATTTACAGTTCAGCAGGACTAGCAATTAAACCAAAAACAAGAATAACAAAAGTTGATACACTAAAAGAAATAATACGAGCATTTGGCATGAACCCAGAACAACTACTCGCTAAAGAAGCACTAACACAAGGAGCTATAACCTACAAAAACCCGGCAGAACAAGAAAACCAGCAGCTAAACGTACTCGTAAATCAGCTTAAAGTGTTGATAAAACAGGAGGCTACAAATTGAATAAAATAAATCTCCAGTATAGGTTCGTTAATATCGCGTCACGTCCTTTCAGCGGCGCCATCCCAGTTACCCATTTAAAAATAATTAAACAATTTTTCAACATGCTTTTGGTTTAAAAAAGCGCCAAACTGACCTACCCCTCTTAGGTTTCAGCATACAACCTCTAATAGGATCCAAATAGGCTGGCTCTGACAAAAACTAAATCGGAGAAGTGGGTTGTTATGCAGATAGTAAAAATTGTGCTGTCAATGTAGCATTTATAAAAAGTTTGAATTGTTAGGGGATTTCTGTTTTGTTATCCCGCAAAGCGAGCCAACGTTTAAACTCAAGCCCGGTACACTTGCCTTTTCCCAGCCAGTTGTCACCGTACTTCTGCTTCAGCTTATCACTGTAAGATGCAAAAGTTTCTGCTTCAGTAACTTCAACGCTGTCTCTTTTCTTTTTAACCACTATACCATTAACTCCAGCTTACTTTAATGCATAACTCCACTTAAAGTTAA